TCCCGCGTGAGATCAACGATCTGCTACACCCCAAGGTTGATTGGAAGGAAGCCCTGCGTGACTTTATTAAAGTAGCAACGCGAGGTGGCGATCAGTCGACATGGCGTAGACCTAATCGTAGGTTCTTGGCTAACGGCATCATCATGCCATCGACCGAATCGTATCGGGCTGAGACTTTCGTTCTCGGTGTTGATACATCAGGCTCGATTGGTGGTGCTGAGCTAACCGCATTTCTCTCCGAGGTTAAATCGATATGCGAGGAGGTAACTCCGCAGAAGCTCGAACTGCTGTATTGGGATACCCATGTAGCAGGGCGCGAAACCTATGTGGGCGCTGAGATGGAAACACTTGTCGATAGTACGAAACCAAAAGGTGGTGGAGGTACGACCCCCGGGTGTGTCCCTAAATACATCATCGAGCATAGGATAGAACCACAATGCACGATCATGTTGACGGATGGTTATTTCTTTGGAGGAGGTTGCGGTGATTGGGGTGGCGTTAATTCGCCAGTATTGTGGTGCGTCAAAGGTAACAAAGAGTTTGTGCCTACGCATGGTCAGGCCGTTTTAGTGGAGGGCTTATGAAAGCTAATAGGTATGGCGTTACTGTATCTGCGCAGGCAGGTGAGCAACTTAAAGAGTTGCAGAAAATCTTTGAGCGTAAGGTGGGCTTTGAGCCATCGCTTGCTCAAGTGGTGGAGTATCTCATTAGCCGAGAGTACCAAGACTCGGTTGGTGGGGACAAAGTGACTAATAGTAAGAATGTCTAATCAAGGAGATAGCAACATGACAACAGTAAATCAAATCGACTCAGTAGGTATCGCAACTTCTAGCATGCTAGTGGAACTCAACATCTCTTGTTGGACTGCACGCAAGCTCGACAAGAAAGTATCTGAGGAAATCGATACTGCTAAGAACACCAATGTCAAAGCAGGTAACTACCACAAGCATTTGTTAGCAGGCAACCCACACTTGGATGCGGTGGTTAAGTATGCGGCTAATGTAAGACTGTGGAATACCAAGCAGACTATTCCTTGGTCGGATGCAGGTGGTCGTATCGTGACTATGGAGAACTTATTCACTGGTGGATACAAGAGCCAACTCGACAACCACAAACTTGAATTCGAGCGATTGGCCACGAACTTTATTAACATCTACCCTACGCTAATATCAGCATCGGCATTTCAACTCGGGGATCTCTTCGATCGTAATGAGTACCCTGAGGCCGAGGAAATTGTTAAGAAGTTTAAATTCAACTACACGCTTTCGCCCTTGGCTACATCGGGTGACTTTCGTATCGACATAGGCGAACAGGCGCGGAATGAAATCATTCAGCACTACGAGGAACAATTCCAAGAGCGACTCAATAGCGCGATGCGTGATGTTTGGGATAGACTGCATACTTGCTTATCACATATGAGCGAACGCTTAACGAGCGAAGAAGACGGGACTCGCAAGAAGTTTCATGGTACTTTGCTAACCAATGCGCGTGAGCTTGTGGATTTACTCAGCCGACTCAACGTCACGCAAGACCCACAACTTGAACAGGCAAGACGAGATTTATCGGCAGCACTTTTGAATACCGATATAGATGCTTTGAAAGACAGCGACTATGTGCGTGAGAACGTCAAGCAGAAGGTCGATGCCATCATTAACAAATTCAACTGGTAATAAGGAAATCATCATGGCTTTGAGTTTAGATTTTAAGAAGTACGACAAGTGCGAGTTGTTGCCCAAGCTGGAAATGTTCTTGAACGATCTTGCTATCCGCAAACCAAACGTGAAGTTTGTTGTCAGCGGGACACGCAATAATAATGGCGAGCGTAGAGTGCGAAGCGTTGAGGTCTACGACGGATACGAGAAGGTTGGTGCTATTTGCTTAGAGCAAGACTACAGTAGAGGTAGTAGCGAGGTTAACGATATCTACGAGGTATCGTCACCGAAGATTGTAAAGTCTCGCGGTAGTCAGGATACTAGAGCAACAAAGCATTACAAGAAAGCGTTGAAGCTTGCGACTGAGTTGTTTGAGAAATCCCCTGCCGATGTACTAGCCAAGCAGATACATGAGAGAGTAGAGAGCTTTGTGCGTAGCATGGCACAATCTGCCGAGAATCAGTTCGAGCATAGCTTCTACAACCCTCTAGCCGAAATTGGTATGTACTTACACAAAGTGAAGCAAGATGGCCCACAACCTTTCCCGACTGAGATTGAACCTAAGTTTAACAAAGAGTGGATGGATAGAGCCGACAACTATCGCATTGCCAATTCGTTACTGAATAAGTTTGATAAGTACAAGGATGGTGTTGCTATCCGCATAGAAATTGATGGCACTATCAATGTAGTAGATATCGCCACAGTTAGTATGCTATACGAGGTGAAGTCAACTTATGAGTTGCCGGATAACTATCAAGAGAAGATTACTATTGCTAAGATTCTCGAGCATAGACAACCAGTAGAACATATTGGCGTAAGGTTTGACGATGCTTCTCAAGATCACCCCGAGAGAGCTTACTTCTATCTAGTGGGGGGCGATACGTTCACCGACTGCTAAGTTAATTACTTAACTACCGAGACACAATGACTAATGGTCATTGTGTCTTTTTTTACGCCCGACCATTGTGTTGGGCTTTTTTATGTGCTATACTGAGTCAACATTGGAGAAGAATTATGGCGATGACACCCGAAGGCAAAGTAAAAGCTAAAGTTAAAAAGACTTTAGACATGATGGGGGCGTATTACTTTATGCCTACTACTGGTGGGTATGGGCGTAGTGGAATCCCCGATATCGTGGGATGCCTAAATGGTTTATTCTTTGCGATTGAATGTAAAGGTAAAGGCGGCACTACAACTGCATTGCAGAATAGAGAGCTTGCGAGAATTTGCGTTGCTGGCGGGTTGGCTTTAGTTATCAACGAGTCCAACGTGGAAGACCTAAAGACATTGTTGCTACGCAAACAATGACCGTTCCCAAGAAGAAACCATAGAGTTTCGCGGTAGGCCAAAATTACAAATTGTTTTAACAGGAGAAAATAAATGGAACAACTTAAATATTATTCAAAGGCGATTCCCTTACGCCCTTGCACAGACCCTAAGTTCAAGTACCGCAATTCGGCTAATACTGATGTGCGAATAACATGGCGCAAAGCAAGACTGCTTATATTGCTGACCAAGGGAATGGCGTATGAAAGCCGTACTTGAGTTTACTTATCCACACGACGAGGACAAACTTAAGCATGCTTTGAATGGTGATGCGTACCATTTAGCCTTGCTTGAGATTGATAGAGTACTTGCATATCCACAACAGTATGGCGATCGGGCTGACATGCTTGACCGAATTAAATTCATTCTTGAGGGAGTGCTAGAGGAATGACGGATGCGGAAAAGAAAGCAATCGCCGCCGCTAAGAATAAAGCGTACAGGGAAGCTAATAAAGAGGCGCTAAAAGAAAAGCGTCGGGCTTACTTGGAAGCCAACAGGGAAAAGATTAGGGAAAGACAACGAGAGTACGCAAAAGTTTACGCAAGAAAAGTAAAAGCCTCTAAGACCGAAGCTGAACTTGAAGCTGAGAGAGAACGCAGAAAGGCGTACTACTTAGCAACCAAAGAAATACAAGCACCAAAACGGAAAGCGTATCGTGCTACTCGCAAGGAACACATAGCCGCCAAAGCCAAAGAGTATTTTGAAAATAACAAAGAGCATGTGTACGCAAAGCGAAAGAAATGGGAAGAAGCTAATAAAGAATATGTGCTTGCACGTGCCAAGAAGTACCACGAAGCCAACAGGGAAAAAATTAACGCAAGGCGAAAGGCTAACCGCGAAGCTAATTTAGAACGCGAAATAGCAAGAAACAGGGCTTGGTATGCGGCTAACAAAGACAAAGTGAAAGCATACGAAGAAGCCAACAAGGAAAGAATAGCTGAACAAAGGAGGGCATACCATCAAGCTAATAAAGAAGAAATTAAAGAGCGACGCAGGGCGTATATGAAAGCTCACCCTGAGATAGCTAGGGCAAAAGCCCATAAACAGGCCGTCAAAGCTTCTGATTCTTATATCAGAGGATTGTATAAATCCACAATGTCGCCCGAGTTGATCGAAGCGGCACGCATTAGATTATTTATTAAACGCAAACTACTGGAGAAAAAAGATGAAGCACATCAGTGAACTGACAACAGAACTATCTGCATTGTACGAAGGACTCAAGACAGGCGCGGTGGATGTAAAGATTGCCACAGAGATGAACAACACAGCAGGAAAGATCATAAATGCACAGCGTGTACAGCTAGAGTATGCAGAGCTACGCAAAGAGCAACCGGACATTGACTTCATGAAAACCAAAGCTAAGCCGAAAGCACAGGTTAAGGTGCAAGCATGAACAGAGAAGATATTGTTCGCATGGCAAAAGAAGTGGGCATGGAGTCATTTGATATTTGTGTTGAATTAGATGACTTTGCCAAACTGGTAGCAGAACATGAGCGTGAGGCGTGTGCAAAGATTGCAGAGATAGCAGAGCCGTACACGTGTGCTGACTTAATTCGAGCAAGGGGACAAGCATGAAAGATAGTACTGAAATCCAAGCGTTTCCAGACGCAAACAACTACGGCATTAGCATACGCGATTATTTTGCGGCAAGAGCTATGCCTCTTGCTTTGCAGATGGAGAAAGAAACTACAGAAAAAGCTTTAGGCGACAAGTGGGAGTGGGACGTTGAAGATGCTCGTCACATAGCGTTACTGGCATATGCGTTCGCAGATGCTATGCTAAAAGTACGAGAAGAAACAGACCCGGAATGATTTGCCAAAGGAGAACCACATGACACCCGAAGAACTGAATAAATTTATTGTTGAAGATAGCATCACAGTCGAAGGCATTACTGACGAATACGTTTGGTATCACGCTAAGCTTTTGTCTGCAAAGATGAGCCAGTGGAACACTGACTTTGAAAAGCTTGTCGGTGTAATGGAGTCACGACATAAAGAGCATTTAAGAATGTTGGATACGGCCATGCATGAGAACCGCATATTAAAACTGCGGATGAAGGAAAAAGAAAATGGCAAAACTGAGTGAAACAACTGCACGAACAACCATCGGCATGATGCGTTCAATTGCTAATCACGTACCAATTAGTCCATTTCATTTAATGGCGGCAGATGAGATGGAAAGTTTATTAAATGAGGTATTGGAATACAGAAAGGAAAAAAATGTTAAACCAACTAAGCGTGTGGGAAAGGGCAATGAGTTGGCGAAAGCGGCAGATGGTGCAGGCAAACCTTGACCCTGATTACAACTACGAACGCGAGATGCGTAACCGAACCTTAGAAGAAGTAGCGAAGGCGGTGCATGGCTTTAAAGCTTTTGAGAAAGATACTATGGATAGCTTTGCGGCATACATCAGGGGGTTAAAGCGGTGAACGGTTTTGTTAAACGACAGTTGGATATTGGTAGCAAGCAACCATTCCATAGATACAAAGAGTGCTCGCAGTGCAATGAAATGAAACCGCCCGAAGGTGGTATCCAAATGAGCCATACCAAATGGCACTGCGTAGTGTGTTGGGCAAACAGAATAACAAGGAGGAACCTAAAAAATGCCAAGGCCGAAACCGCCTGAGCCCCTGATAGGGAGACAGGTACGTATGTCAGATAGACAGTGGATTATTTTTAATCAGCTAGGTGGGGCAGAATGGTTGCGACAAATGATTGTCAAGAAAACCCCGATGCCCAAGAAATATTACGACGAATTATTAAAGGAGAAAGGGGGTGCAAAATGAAATGCCCGAAGTGCAATGTGACCAAGTCAACAGTGCGAGAGACTCGGAAGGTAGACGAAGCAGTATACCGATACCGAATCTGCCTCGGGTGCGGAAACAACTACAAGTCAGTGGAGACACTGTTCGAAGGGGTAATTCCAAGGGACAGGTCGAGTGGTCAGAGTGGTGGCCTTTCGAAAGAGCAACGGGCCGATGGTTGGTAGCCCTTAATAAACGCCAACCAAAACCAATAGCATCAACAGAATACGAAGATGCAACTTTTTAAACTCAAGGAAAATCAAATGGCTAAGAAGCAAACACGTGCTAGTAAGATTCGTAAGTTTATTATCGACAACCCAACCGCTAAAACTGCGGCAATCGCGAAGTTGTTTGATACACGATACCAAAACGTCTACGCAGTTCGTCGCAAGATGGAGACAGCAAAGGTAGCGAAGACACAAATTGATCTGACCCCCGCGCTTAAGTTTTTGCAGGGTAGAGCGCAAGCGGAGAAAGAAGACTGGAAAACTTTGTCCATTACTTCAACAAACGCGCCCATGCAGATTGAAATGTTTGAGCCCAAAGCCGACCCAGTCAATCACCCTGCCCATTACAAGGTAGGTGGCATCGAAACGATTGACTTTATTGAAGCTAAGAACCTTGGCTATAACCTTGGTAACGTGGTTAAGTACATCACACGTGCCGACCACAAAGGCAACAAGTTGGAAGACTTGCGTAAGGCACAATGGTATTTGACCCGCGCCATTGAGACCGCCAAGTAATCTAATTGGAAACCAAATGAACATAATCACCATCGATTTCGAGACGTACTACGATCAGCAATTCAGTCTGACCAAATTAACAACAGAGGAATACATTCGTGACGAGCGTTTCGAGACGATCGGTGTTTGTGTCAAGGTAAACGACAAGCCGACCGAATGGTTTAGCGGGACACGCGAACAAACGAAAGCGTGGCTAGATACATTTAATATGCCGGAGAGTTTCGTGGTAGCCCATAACATGATGTTTGATGGAGCTATCTTAGCGTGGCAATTCGACATCCATCCGAAAGCGCTTGGTGATACGCTAGCAATGGCACGTGCAGTCGATGGCACGGAGGTTGGCAACAGTCTTGCAAAGCTAGCGCTACGCTATGGGTTAGGGGCAAAAGGTACAGAGGTGCTTAATGCGTTGGGCAAGAACCGACGTGGCTTTTCCCCTGACGAACTACACCGCTATGGTGACTACTGTAAGAACGACGTCGAGATAACCTATCAACTGTTTAACATTCTTCTTGCGAACTTCAAAAAGAAAGAACTGAAGCTGATTGACTTAACTCTGCGTATGTTCACACAACCAGCCCTCGAGCTAAACCTGCCACTGCTTGAGCAACATTTAATTGATGTGGTATCCAAGAAGGAACAGCTCATAGCCGACGCCAGCGCCGATCGCGAAGTACTTATGTCGAACGAGAAGTTTGCTAACAGGCTACGTGAGTTTGGTGTTGAGCCCCCTATGAAGATTAGCCTGACGACAGGCAAACTTGCACTTGCTATGGCTAAGAGCGATGTAGGGTTTAAAGAATTAGCTGACCACCCTGACGAGCGAGTGCAAGCACTGGTGGCGGCACGACTAGGTACTAAGAGTACGCTAGAAGAAACAAGGACTCAGAGGTTCATTGATATCTCTAAGCGCGGCAACTTGCCCGTCCCACTACGCTACTATGCGGCTCACACAGGCAGATGGGGCGGAGACGACAAACTAAACCTTCAGAACATACCCCGCAAGTCCCCACTAAAGCTATCGATCATCCCGCCCAAAGGTTACGTGCTAATTGACTCCGACTCCTCACAGATTGAGGCGCGGATATTGGCATGGCTATCAGGACAGAAAGATTTGGTCAAAGCGTTTGAGGTAGGCGACGATGTTTACAAGTTGATGGCGGCTTCCATATACGGCAAGACGCAAGATCAGATTACCGATGAAGAGCGCTTTGTTGGAAAGACTACGATTCTTGGCGCAGGGTACGGCATGGGCGCGGCTAAGTTTCAGCTTCAGTTAAAAAACTTTAACGTCGATATGGATGAGAACTTTTGCAAACAAGTCCTTAAAGCGTACCGCATGAAGTTTTCCCATATAACTGCATTGTGGGATGAGGGGCATAAATCACTTGAAGCTTTGTCATCAGAAAAGCTGGTCACTACTACGTTTGGTGTCCAACCACAAGCAGTGAGTATCCTCCCCGGAATTGGCTACGATTTGCCTAGCGGTTTGCCTCTGAAATACATGGATTTACGTGCTACAGACGTTGACGAACGAGGCCGTCCGCAGTATATTTATTCGACACGCAAAGGCCCTGTTCGTATCTATGGCGGTAAGGTTGTTGAGAACCTCTGCCAAGCTCTTGCTAGATGTGTAATCGGTGAGCAGATGCTACGGATTGCCAAGCGTTACAAAGTTGTGTTGACTGTACATGACGCTGTTGCTTGCGTAGTACCAGTAGAAGAAAAAGAAGTGGCAGCAGCTTACGTGCAAGAGTGCATGCGTTGGCGTCCCGAGTGGGCTTCGACTCTTCCATTGAACTGCGAAGTTAAGTACGGTGATAGCTACGGCACTACAACAAAATTTAAAGGGTAAGCATGTACACGTGGTCGTATTCAAGTATTTCATTGTTTCAACAATGCCCCCGCAAGTACCACCGCATGCGCGTGGTCAAGGATGTTGTTGAGCCGCCACAGGAACACCTCATGTATGGTACTGCCGTACACAAAGTCGCTGAAGAATACATCAGAGACGACACCCCTATCCCTGAGAAATACGCATACATTAAACCTCAGATCGATCCTATTAAGGCGCTCCCCGGCGAGAAGCTATGCGAGCATGAGATGGGGCTGACACGGAACTTAGAGCCCTGCGGGTTCAGAGATAAAGACGTTTGGTTCAGAGGTATTGCTGACGTACTTGTAATCAATGGCGACAAAGCACGGATCATAGATTGGAAGACAAGCAAGTCTAGCAAGTACGCTGACAAGAAACAACTTGAGCTTTTGTCTTTGCTGACGTTCAAACATTTTCCTGCAATTCAATCGGTCAAAGCCGGATTAGTTTTCTTGGTAGCCCAAGACCTAGTGCCAGCTTCTTATAAGACTGAAGACCAAGGCGAAGCATGGCAGAAGTGGTTGGCTGAGACTAACCGACTCGATGCCGCTTACGCAAACGATGTATGGAATCCCAAGCCCAACTTTACGTGCCGAGGTTGGTGTTCGGTAGAAGATTGTGAGCACAATACTAAACGAAACTTTTTTGGAGGCTAATGCCATGCCGTATGTAAATAAACCACGACCCTATAAAAAAGAATACGAGATGTACGACGGCACACCTGCCGTTAAGAAAAAACGTGCCGCACGAAACAAAGCCCGAGCCATGATGGAGAAAGCAGGGCTTGTGCATAAAGGCGACGGCAAAGAGGTTGACCACAAGAAGCCATTGAGCAAAGGTGGTAAGACAGTACGAAGCAACCTCAGGGTTGTGGACGACAACGACAACAGAGGATTTCCACGTAACTCAGACCATTCAGTGAAGCGTAACGTATAGCATGCAAATTATCGATAACAAAGTACTGGTGTTACGTACACGTGACCCGGGCCGTATAACTACTACGATAAAGAAAAGCACTGAGCTAAGCCACGAAGATGGCGTCACTGAAGTTGCTGTGTTTTGGGGGTTGCGAGAAGCACAAGCTCTGCGAAGGCTTGGTGTTAAGAACGTACCATCACCCATCAGCAGAGACTACAACTGGCCCGGCATCTTTAAGCCAATGGCTCACCAAAAGGAAACAGCATCATTCCTCACGCTTAATACCCGATCGTTTTGTTTTAATGAGCAGGGTACTGGTAAGACAGCATCAGCAATTTGGGCGGCGGATTATCTTTTGACACAAGGTGCAGTTAAGCGCGTCCTTGTTGTCTGCCCTCTGTCTATTATGCAAGCCGCATGGCAAGCTGACTTGTTTAAGTTTGCGGTTCACCGAACTGTTGACGTAGCTTACGGAGAGCGTAGCAAACGCAAGGCAATCATTAACGGACTGGCTGACTTCGTAATCATCAACTTCGATGGCGTAAAGATTGTCGAGGACGAGATCATCAATGGTGGCTTTGATCTAATTATTATTGACGAAGCCAACGCATACAAAAACTCCCGCACCGAACGATTTAAAGTCATGCGTAAGATTGTGTCCCATGACAAATGGTTGTGGATGATGACAGGCACACCTGCCGCGCAGTCTCCGCTAGATGCGTATGGTTTGGCTAAACTTTGCATACCTGCAAGAGCGCCGACTCTATATAGTACTTACAGGGATATGGTGATGTATCAGTTGACTCGCTTCAAATGGATTCCAAAACCGAACGCCGTTGCCGCTGTGCATGAGCTACTGCAACCTGCTATTAGGTTTGAGAAAAAGGATTGCTTAGACCTTCCAGACGTCACCCATACATCGCGCTTTGCCCCTTTGTCAGCACAACAACTGAAATACTATCAACAGCTTAAAAAAGAAATGTTGATTGAGGCCGCAGGGGAAGAAGTCTCGGCAGTCAATGCGGCGGCTAACCTTAATAAGCTACTGCAGATTGCATGCGGTGCTGTATACACCGACACCAAGAACGTGATTGAATTTGATGTCTCGGATCGACTTAATGCAGTTACTGAGGTTATCAATGAAGCATCGCACAAGGTGCTAGTGTTTGTGCCGTTTACGCATGCGCTTGAGATGCTCAAAGAATATTTGACAAAGCAAGGCGTCACTGCTGAGATCATTAACGGCAACGTAAGTGTTACAAAGCGCACAGATATATTCAAAAGGTTTCAAGAAGACGCCGAACCACGTGTGCTATTGATTCAGCCACAAGCCGCCGCCCACGGAGTTACCCTAACTGCGGCTAACGTTGTGATATGGTACGCTCCCGTCACGTCGAGTGAAACGTACTTGCAAGCCAATGCACGTGTACACCGACAAGGTCAAAAGAACCCCGTCACTGTGGTACACATTGAAGGTAGTCCAGTAGAAGCAAGCCTGTACAAGATGCTTCAGCAAAAGTTGGACTTGCACTCTCAGATCATTGATCTATACAACGGCGAAATAAATTCTTGACACAGTCAAGAAAGGATGTATAATAAGCGCTCCCGATTCATAAAACTAAGGAAACATATGGAAGACGTACCGATAGAACAGATCGTCACTACGTACATAAAAATACGCGACAAACGTGACAGACTCTACCAAGAGTTCAAAGAAAACACCGCCAAGCTAGATGAGGACATGCAGATTCTCAAGCACAAGATCGTCGAGCTATCAAAGCTGACGGGCGTTACCAGCTTCTCAACACCGACAGGCATTGCCTATCGCACAGTCAAGAACCGTTACTGGACTAATGACTGGGAAAGTTTCTATTCTTTCATGCGAGAGCAAGGCAGTATGGAATTGCTTGAGAAGCGTATTCATCAAACTAACATTAAAGAGTTCATTGATGCCAACCCCGATGTGCATCCACCCGGACTCAATATTGATAGTGAATATGAAATCACCATTCGTCGTAAGTAAATTTTTAACTAGGAGAAAATTATGAGCAATGACATTGCTTTGTTTCAGCAAGACGTACCCGCATACTTGAAAAAAGCGGGACAGGATGACCTCACCAAAGCATTGGCGGGTAACACTGGCCTTAAGCGCATTTCCATTCGTGGCAGTGTGTTCCGCATGATGGTCAACGGAGAAGAAATCTCTAAGAACGAAAGCCGTGCAATGAACATCGTTATTATTAACGGTGCCGCTAAAGTATCACGTTCGTTCTATGCGGGTAAGTACGTACCCGGCGAGACAACTTCACCTGACTGTTGGAGTAACGACGGCGACAAGCCTGACGCAAGTATTGAGTTCCCACAGAACAAGTCATGCGAAGGTTGTTCACAGAACATCAAGGGTTCCGGTCAAGGCGACTCACGCGCATGCCGTTATCAGCAACGCTTGGCAGTGTTGTTGGCCGACGATGTAGACGGCGAAGTGTTTCAGTTGGTGTTACCTGCGAAGTCTATCTTTGGTCGCGGTGACTTGGACAAGATGCCGTTCCAACAATACGCCAAATACGTTGGCGCTCAAGGCAAGAGCATCAACACCTTGGTAACAGAGATGCGTATGGACAGCGACAGTGACACCCCCAAGCTGACGTTCAAGCCAGTACGTTATTTGTCAGAGCAAGAATGGCTCACCGCCAAAGAGAAGGGCGATAGCCCTGCCGCACGTTCAGCAGTAACGCAGACCCCTGCCGCTACTGACGGTGCAAAACCAAAAGCACAGTCTGCACCTGTTGCTAAAGCCGAGGTAGCTGAAGAAGTTGCCGAGCCTACTAAACGAGTATCCAAGAAAGCCGCTGAGCCAGCCGCAAAGAAAGACTTTGTGGATGTGCTGAACACTTGGACAGACGATGAGTAATGATGGACACACGTGGTTACACATTACGAATCGTTCGTGCTAACAAGGTAGCCAATGCTAGGAGCCCCGGTGTCAAACTGGGTCGCTTCTGCATTGAGAAGGACATTCCTGTACGTGAGGTTGCTGAATACTTCGGGGTAAGCCGCATGACCATATACAAGTGGTTTATTGGCGAATGGATACCAAGAAAGATTCACACCGAAAAGATATCAGATATTGTCCAAGCCAAAGTAGGCATGTAGTTTAAGGCGTCTGTCGGAGCATGCCGCGCTCCTCAGACGCTATTTTTATCGCGGTGCAGAGGCGGCTATGACAAGAGCAAAGTTGTTGTCGGCGGTGCTCTCCACAGAAGGATGGTATTGTATTGTCGGTCTTAAAAAGACTGGACTTCCAAGACAAACGTTTGTGCAGGGGTTGAGTGAAGCTGACGTAGAAATAGAAGACTTACTAGCCAAGGGATACGATGCGTATTTTGGTTGTGCTAAGTACGAGACAGACAAGACAAGAACGACAGATAACGTAAAGGCTATACGAGCATTTTGGCTTGATATAGATTGTGGGGCTAACAAACCATACGCTACTCAGGGCGATGGTTTAGCCGCGCTTAAGAAGTTTTGCATGGAAGTTGGATTGCCAAGGCCGACGATTGTCGACTCTGGCCGGGGCCTTCATGTGTATTGGGGTCTTACTGCTGACGTATCAAGGTCACAGTGGAGGCCGGTGGCTATGCGCCTCAAAGCGTTATGCCATGAGAAAGGTTTAGAAGCCGACCCTGCTAGAACGGCAGATGCGGCGTCAATTCTGCGTGTCCCTGATACGCTGAACCACAAAGAAAACCCACCGCTTGCAGTGACGTTGAAGCACGTGGGCATGCCAATCGACTTTGAAGATTTCAAAGCAAAGCTTGGTGCTATTGAAGATGTACCCGATCACTTGCCGACGTACGCTAACGAAATGACACGTGCCTTGATGGGTAACAAGCAGTTTCGTTTTAGCATCATCGTTGACAAGAACGTAAACGGCACGGGCTGTATGCAGTTGGCAAGAGCCATAGAAGAACAAGAAACTTTAGAAGAACCGCGTTGGAGAGCCGCGCTTTCAATACCTGCGTTTTGCGTAGATAAAGATACGGCTATCCATGACATATCACGTAAGCACCCTGACTACACTCCTGATGGCACGATAGAAAAAGTTATAAAGATTAGAGGGCCGTATACCTGTGAAAAATTTGAAGGCGTTCATCCTAGCGGTTGTGATGGCTGTGTCCATAAGGGCAAGATTAGTTCGCCTATCGTTCTTGGTGCAGAAGTAGCGCAAGCAACCGAGGCCGACAACACAGTTCAGTACGTGGCAGAAGCGGCTAAGCCTGTTACATACAAGATACCTGAGTATCCGTTTCCATACTTTCGCGGCAAGAACGGCGGCGTGTATCGCAAGTCTGAGGATGAGAGCGACGAAGATGCAGTACTGATTTATGAGCATGACCTGTATGTGGTCAAGCGACTTAAAGACCCACAGAGCGGGGAAGTTATTTGGATGCGTTTGCATACTCCAAAAGACGGAGTGAAAGAGTTTGCGCTACCGGCAGTTGACTTACTTACTGCTGATAAGTTACGTGAAAAGTTGGCGTGGTTTGGTGTGATTGCGCTAAAGAAACAGATGGATTCCATCATGGGTTACATCGTGCGGTCGGTTAAAGAAATGCAATACAAAGAAGGGGCAGAAATTATGCGTTCACAGTTTGGGTGGACAGAAAAGAATAAATCGTTTGTTGTGGGGGATACCGAGATTAGTGCCGAGGGTGACAAGTACAGTCCACCATCTAGTTACACCGCTCAATTAGCTGATTGGTTTACGCCTGTTGGTTCGTTAGACGAGTGGAAGTCAGTGATTAACGTTTACGATCGTGAAGGCTTTGAGCCCCATGCGTTTGGTTTCTTCACTGCTTTTGGCGCACCGCTGATGAAGCATCTAAACCTTAAAGGTGCAATCATCAACATGATTAACAACGAGTCAGGCACGGGCAAGACTACTACTATCAAAGCAATGCACAGTGTTTACGGGCACCCCGAAGAGTTGATGCTTATTCAGCGAGACACTATGAATGTGCGCTTGCACCGACTAGGTGTTATGAACAACTTGGGTCTGGGTTGTGATGAGCTGACAAAAATGTCGTCGGACGAGTTTAGTGACTTTGCCTATGCCGTGTCGCAAGGTCGAGGTCGTGGTCGGATGAAGTCTAATGAAAATGCAGAGCGCATAAATTTAGCTAAATGGCAGACTATTTTGTTGTGTTCTTCCAACGCTTCTGCTGTTGACAAACTTAGATCCCTAAAATCTACGCCCGACGGTGAGCTCATGCGACTAATAGAGTATGAAATCCCCGAGACTAAGCTCCTGTCAAAGCAAGAAGCCGACGATATCTACCCAAAACTGTACACAAACTACGGGCATGCGGGTCGTATCTATCTGCGGGACTTGGTTGAGAATTTGGAAGAGCGCATCCAAGAAGTCAAACAGATTCAACTTTTAATCGATAAGAAAATTGGGTTTACAAATCGTGAGCGCTTTTGGTCTGGTGTTGCGGCTTGCAACATAGCAGGTGCCTTATTCGCTAAACGCCTTGGGCTGATTGACATTGACGTCGGTCGTATCTTTAAGTGGATGCTCAAGCAGTTCTCGCAGATGCGGTTAGAAATCAAGCCACCATCTACAACTCATGCAAGCGTGATTGGTGAGTACTGGAACGAACACCGCCGCAACTCTTTGGTTATCAATGACAAAGTGGATATGCGAACGGGGGTGGAGATGCTACCCATATTAGAACCTTCGGGTGAGCTAATTATTCGCATGGAACCAGATACCCAAAAGCTTTTCATCATTGCTAAGAAGCTACGGAACTGGTGTTCTCAGCACCAGATTACTTTGAAGGATGTGCTCAACTCGCTAACCGCCGAAGGTGTGTACGCTGGTATGGTAAAGAAGCGCATGGCAAAAGGCACTAAGCTCGGCAGTGTTCCGGCAGTGGATGCGTTTGTATTTGATTGCTCTAAGGGTGGCTTCCTTGACACTGATGCCTTCGTAGGTACTTCAGATGCTGATGTGGCTGTTGCAGAAGCAGATGAGAATTAATGGAGTTAACTATAGTATTAATTGGCGTAAGTTCCGAGTGGGCTGGTCGTTCTTTATTCCATGTCTACGGCTAGAAGAAAGTGAACTAGCGATTTTGGTGACCACAAAACGCTTTGGATTTAGGGTTTTGATGAAGCCCGTAATCGAAGATGGCATAAAAGGCTTGCGTGTGTGGCGAATTAAGTAGTACACTCCACGCAGGTTGTCAGTTGCTACTCTCCTTGAAAACAACCCTCCTTACCCCCGCCTAGTGCGGGGGATTTTTTTATTTGGGTTTTGACTGTTGAACCCCGTAGTTCAGCATTGGCAGTGTCTTAGAGAATAGCTTTTCATCCAACCTTGCGCCGATTGCGTTAGCTTGGGCTTGAGCTTCAGCCCGTGCGTCAAACGCATTATCAATAGCGTCTGCATCGATAGCCATATCTGGAAACTGTAAAGAAAACTTACGAGCTTTCTCTTGAGCATCGGCGTAAGCTGGTGTTCCGCGCTCCATCCATAAGCGGTTAAGAATTGAGTTGTGCTTATCAATTACTTTCTGCTGATATGTTTTAGCTTGGATAGCCGCCTTCTGACCTTTGTATAACTTGAGTGGTTGCAAGCCAATTGCTTGCATACTCAAATCCCACAGCGTAAATTCATCGGGGTACAAGCCACCGATAATGTCACCACCGCGAGTAGTTGCACCCTCTTCGCCAATGCGATATGAAGTAACAGGTTTAGCAAAGATAGCAGGAACTGCTTTCTCGTATGCACGCCCAAACTGACCGTCTTCAACTAACTGATACGCATCTACCCAATTCAAACCCAATCCAACTGCTGGGCCCAAGTTAGAAATGATTTCGTTTGTAACGGCTTGACGTGCGTCGTTGTCGTAACGACCTTCGCGATACCACAAGTTTTTTAAATCTAAACTGACGCGATCGGACAAGGCGCTTCCAGTTACCGCAGATGCGGGCCCATAAGCAACGGCTTCTGCTAGCTTCTTACCAGCAACCTTAGATTTCTCTGTCTCCATACCCATCTTTGCAAAGATAGCACCAGCCGCTCCGCCGACTTCAGTGTTCATGAAGTTGGCAAACCAGTTTTCCCAATCAAAGAATTCGTCGTCATCATCTGGGGCAAACATCTTTATTAGAGTACCAAGACCGAGAGAGAAATACGGCAGCGCTACAACTCCTCCGTACAAGAACGTCATACCAAGGATACCGGCCAAACGTCTATACGCCTCGTTGCCCAACTCTTTACGATACTTATCTGCTTCTCTAGTACGTTGCTCAATAATGTCCGGCGGCATACCGCTCGACTCTAGCTGTTCACGGAAGTCTTTTATCTCAGAAGAACTAAATGGTCTGGCAAATGCAAGGTAGTGGTTACGTAGCAAGATAAACGCTGACTGAATAGCGTACTGCTTGAACTGCATAACTATATTAACGCCGGGGTACGTGAATACGCGACCCTTCATCTGACGCACATAGTCACCAAGCGTCATACCAGCAATATCCCGCGCTTCTTCAATAGCATCATCAAACGCTTCTTCCGGCGTGCGCATAATAGGATCGCCGTTTGCATCACGTTCAATAACACCACGCAGATCACGCTTTGGCTCTTTTGAAAACTTTTCGTGCGCCAATTCAAACGTAGTAAGCAAAGACACCTCACGCACCATGCGCTCAGCTTGGTGGAAAGGGCCAGCTAAAATTTTCTTAAATACGTTAGCCGTGCCAGTGTACGTAGATGATGGACGCTCACCCAAATCGTAAATGTCATTTGTCATGGAGATATTGATATCTCCATCTTCAATAAACTTATTAGCCGCTTCTTGTAGCAGCGGACTAAGCTTGCCACCTTCTACGATAGAAGGAAACGACGTTTGCATAACGTGGCCCGTAGCAACAGGCTTGAGAGTACGAGATGGGATGCTTGCCATGTAACGGCCAAGGTTCTTCAGCATCGACGCATTTGTTTTGGCGTAGCCGTAGCGACTACCAATATAGGGCATAGTTACTGCAGAAGCACCAAGAATGTTAACTAATGCACTAGCAGGTGCAGATAGCACGAAGAAGAATACCGTATTAGTTACGCTTCCCGCTATCTGTGCGGCTACGCTCTTGTCCTCAATACCAAGCACGTTCTTTGTGCGGTTCTCAAGTTCTTGCACGTAATCCATGTACACGGCCTGTTTGTCAGGGTTGGCAAGCTCACGAATGTAGCTACGTGCGTTGTTAATGTTGTTAATAAATGGCTCAGAATATTTAAACCGAGCCTGTTGATACGCACTATGTACAGCGGTATGCGCAAACACGCGCAGCATATCCGCGCTTGCACCTTGGATTGCCTTGCGGTTAATGAACATCTTACGCATGCTTTGTTGCGGCAGCATCAGATAAATCAACTGGTTAAGGCTATCGTTAAGTTCCGACTTCAATCCGGCTACGTCGGTAGCAGAAACACCATCTATTAAGTCTTGTACATCACGCAGAATCTGCGTCGTTGCAACGTTGCGGCTATACAGCTCAGAAATACCGTTGCCCTTGTACATAGTTTCAGCAAGTTTTCTCTGCTGCGCATTGCCTTTTGAGAGCTCACGTTTGCGTGCTCTGAAAGCAAGCTCACGACTTATTGGGTTTTCAAACGTATAGAACTCTTTGTACGGGCCGCTTCCAATCTGGAAAAAGAAGTTTCCAAAACGACGTAGTGGGAAGTAAGGCTGAGCAAGTTTACCCGGGCCAAATTGCTCGTCAATTTTGTCAAGCACCTTCTTACGCTGAATGGGGTCAGTAATAGCACGTGCCTTAGACTTCATCTCATTGACCATCTCTTTAACAGAGTCGGCGTAGAAGTCACGAACCTTGCGGTAAATAGTCTTGAACTCTGGGTCGAGCGCGTTCCAAGCATCAGCTAATGGTTTGTTCAAAGCAGTTGCTTGTGCAGTATCGGGGTCAAGGCCACGGATGGTAGCCTCAATCATTATGCGGCTCATTAGCTTAGACTGCGCTGGACTTGCACCTTGAGCTTTAGTCCAATCTTGAACGATATCCTCTGCAAGCTTTAACTTTTTACCACGGTAGGAAACCATCTCCGAAACAATTCGGATAGCACCAGTAATCTGTGGAAAGCGACTGCGTGTTAGCTCAGATAGCTGACGTAATTGTAGGAATGGCAAAACAGTAGCCCTAACTGCATACCCGCTTGCATCCCACAAAGCATCTTTTAAATCACCAATTGCTTCACCGATTGTCATGCGACCAGCAGTTGCCTCGGCAATCCTATCTTGGATGCCTTTTTGTACCGACTCGGCAGTGCGCCAAGTATCGGGAGTGCTGATCGGCCCACGTATCCTCTTAGCAAAACGAAGTGGCGATACCACCGCACCTGTTGGACGGTAAGCAGAGAAGATTTGATTGATCTCTTTCATTGCCGCGCCAGCTAGATTCTCCAAGCCAAAAATGCGACCAATGAAACGTTGCAGGGAGTTGAGCAGTGTGGTCTTCTCAGTGCGATAGTAGACGCCCGATAACTTCTTTTGGAAGTTAGGGTTAGTCATTACCTCTGCCACAAACTCAAATATATCTGTGAACCCGTAGTCTCCGGGAGGCAGTTTAGTTTGAGCGTACTCATACATCTCGTACAGATTTGCAACTGCTTGAAGCTGACGGGTAGTCAGGTTAGGCACGCCACCACGCAACACATACTCAGTAGCCGCATGCACAATCTCATGCAACAACACACGGTTGTTAGAACCAAATGCTTTGCTCGGTGATATAGAGATAGTATCAACAGCAGGCACGTACATGCCCGGCGCTTTCAAGCCTTTAATGTTGCGATTGTATGCGTCAGCTACATCTTTAAACTCAACAATGACTGGGTCTAAGTTGTACTTGCCTTTTTGCAAAGTTTGCAGTCCAGCATAAACCTTTTCCAGATTCTCGGAACGGTCATAATTTTTAAAGTACTTGTCGTACAAATCAGGGTACTGCCTGCTCAAATACGCAAACAACCGAATCTGTTGCTGGCCGACGGTGACGTTCATTGAGCGATGCAGTAAGTCCGCAGTCTGGCCGAACGTGATGTTTGTTGGCAGGTCTAATTCTGCTAACCGACTAGCAAGTTCTGAGTAAAGCCCTGATGTGTTACGGGCAAGAGCCTTTAACGCACCATTGATATCGTTGTTGTTAATTGCGTTAACAACATCTTGGTTAAGACCTTTTACAGATTCTGGAGCATCGTCTCTACGGAGTCCGACTGTTGAATCAATCTCAGAAGCGGCGCGTATATCGCCATACCCTCCTCGTCGCTCTCCTGTCGGTACAGTTCCCAGTTCGTCCTCGCTGCTACTTCCAATGCCTCCAGCCTGTGTTGAGGCGGCACCTTTTCCGTAGTCTTCAAGAGACTTTCCAGTGTTTGCCGTTGTTGATCGTCCATATGCTTCCCTCATTGCGGTGAATGTTGCTTCGTGGCGACGCAGTATATCCATGATAGCGTCGCGATAGTAGTCGGCTAAACCCTCGTCTGCAAGATATTGACGTACCTTTAACATTTGAGTGTTGTGCCCGACACCGTGGCTCATGTCACCAGTGTGCGCAACTTCATGGGTCATCGTCTCCCACATGTACTCGCGTGCACCAAACAGTGTTTTAGCACCAAAGTCGTAGAAGGGGTTTAACAGTACTGCTTTATACGGCACTTTAATATGGACACCGCCGTAGCCCTTATCGACGGAAATACCACCAAAGAATAAGTTTTCGGCTTTAAGTTTATCGTAGCCAGAGAAGCCACTTTCAGCAAGCGCTTCCTTCATCTCAACCATTATTGTGCCAAGCTCAGCAAAGAATACCTCTGGATTGCCGTATTGCTTACCAACCTCTAGATAGTTAACGTTAGTATTGTTGTGAAAGATAGGCTGTTTAGGATTTTGCGCCATTTGCAACAAGAAATCTTTCATTTCCGGCGCTTCTTTTTCTGCTTTAAACGAAGCTTCTTTTTGTTTTTCCGTTTTCTTAGCGGCGTCTGCAAGCACCTTACCTGTTTTTGTAATAACAACTGTAGTACCGACAACGCTAACTTCTGCGGGCATGGGAGGTAATTCCATGCGTTTTGCGGTAGTACCACGATTATCAAATGCTTTATGCAGTTTGTTACTGACGTCGGCTATATCTTGGCCAACATCCATTCGTGGCATCGACACAATATTTTTAAAGTTGTCTTGCAGGTCTTGTGCTTCATTACCCCGTGCAATCTGTGCAAGGTATGCGTTAAGAGCGTTAACGTCTTTTTCCAACCGTCCTTTAAAGCGTTCGCGGCTATTCTCAAATGGGTAATCTGGGTGCTTTGCTTCTACATTAGACTTAACGTTAACAATAATGTCGTAAGGTATTTTTTCGTCGCCAATCTTAAACGTAGTATCAAATTGGTACACACCACTAGATAGCACTTGATGGCCTATCTCATACACTTTTCCGGGGTTACGGTCTTTTGCAAAATAAACGTCTGCAGTACCCCAACTAAAATTAACTTTAAACTGCTGAAACTTATCCGCTGGAAAATTAACGCCAACTGGAAGTACTTGTGATTCCGAGCTTCCATAGCTAGTAGATTTAACTTCAACTTCTACTGGGCCAATCAGTGGCTTCTGAAGCGGATCATAGTAATCAGCGTTGCTCGAGAAGTAAATGGACTTTTTATCACCAGTTTTTGGGTCTACGTAATACTCAGGGATTTGTACCGTGACGGTTGTACCGTGTTCATTTTTTGGTGCGGGTGATTTAACAATTTTAAAGTCGTCATTTGCTATATTTTTGCCAGTAGTTTCAACACGTACGCGTACGCCATCACGTACGGTATCTAAGATGAGCTTATCAGCGCCCATCATGAAGCCCATTTTTGCAAGGCCTAAACCACCGCTTCGTTCACTAGGATCAAGATCAGATTTGTCTGAACCAGCAATGGTAAAAAATGCGTTACGCACAATTTCAGGCGTCATGCCTCTAGCATTGTCGGTAATAGAGATCGTGCGATCATCGCCGTTGATTTCAATTTTTATCTTACCAACTTCGTACAGTGGCTTAGCTTTTTTGCTTGATACCGCGCCCTTTACAGCATCAAACGCGTTTTGCAAAAGCTCTTTAACAGAAACCTCGGCAACAGCCGAAGCGTACATATTTGCACCTAAAACTTGAAGCAGGCCCGCTTTATCTGCATTAAGTTCCCCTCGTTCAGAACCAAATTTCTTTTCTTGGTCTGCAGATTTAGAAGCCGCTGAAGTAGATGTTGTATCTGGTCGTGCAATAAGCGTTAACGATTTTCTTGGCACGCGTTGATAAGCTTTTGGCGATTTAGCACCATCGGGGCGCATGCGAACATAATCACCTTCTTTTCCAACAACCACGCCAGAAATATTTCCAAACCTAACCATATCACCGACCATAAAGTCATTAGTGATTGACTCAACCATGTCAATAATTTTTTTGCCAAGCGCGTTAATTTCTTCAGAGCCAAAGTAAGGCACTGATTCCGCCGGAGGCTCTGGTGTTGTTGATTTGGGGGCTTCAAACTTAAGATCAGGTACTTCTACTTCAGTAGCTACCTCACCTTTTGGTGGTGGAAATAGTTCGTCTACGGATGGAGTTGTATCTTCTAGCGTAGGTGTTTCAACAGGAGCTTTGGCTGTCTCGGCGGGCTTAGGGGTTAGCCCCATATCTTGTTCATACTCAGCGGCCTCGGATGGGTCAAGCATCCCATATAGATACAGGCCGTGAATAAGATTTTTGCCTCCTTGATAGTACTCATCTATTGACTTTCCTAATGTATCAGTCGATACCGCCTTCTTGCCTTTGTACTGTTTAGCAACCGCCATTGCTTGGCCAGCAATACGAACACCAAGTCCAGACATTTCTGAAATTGATTTGTGCAAAAATTTAATATCAGGCGTTGCGGTAGCTTTGGCGTAAGCACGCTTTGAAGGAGACTCAGCGGTAATGCTTGGGTGTCCAGTTGCTTTTAATCTTTTTGTTAGTTCTGCAAGGGTTTCATTGACGCCGGACAATACGTTGTTTGTTAAGGTATAAACTTGCGCCGCACCCTTATAAACATCCGATCCTTTTTTAGCTTCTTGCGGCAACGCCTTATAAAACTTGTGCAACGCCGAATTGGGCGTAAAGTATTTGTCAAGCAGGTCTACATTTGCGGCAGGGGCTGCTTCTTGTCCTTGCGTTTCTGCTTGCTCGGTTTCAGTGGTCGTAGTGCCAACATCGGCTCCTTGTTGTTTATCAGTTTCGCCCGCTGCTTGAAGTCGTTCTTCAAACGTAAGTGGCGTTGTTCTTTCTACTGCAGTGGGTTCTCTTCCTTCTCCTGCAACAGCCCTTGTAGCATCCTGTCCAGTAGGAACCATTCCACTTGGCTCAAGGAAATCAAGTCCTCCGGTGGGCTCTCGACGACCGGACTCGTCAGCCATTGAAACGCCTTCTCCACTTGGCTCGGCGATAGTCTGTCCAACATCTTGTTCTCCTTGCTCTTTCTGAACCAGTGCGTCTAGCTCAGCAATAACTTGATCGACTGACTTTTTAGGGCCACCAAGGAAACCTTTTGATCGTGCAATGTATTCCGAAAGGCCTTCATACCCTCTATCACGAACGTATTGATCCATACGCTGACGACGTGCTGGCGGAATTGCCGCCAAAGCTGAGCCGGGGGCAGCACCAAAGGCTGTTTCAACGGCTTCTCTCCCTAGGCCTTCGGTAAGAGATTTCTTTTCATCAATAAGTCTTTGTGTAACGTTGCTTACAAAAGACGGCACAACGCTTTCAGCTTCTTCACCAATAAATTCAGCACCTGCACGACCTAGCGAAGCACGTACACCTTGGGTAGTTTTGCCAGCTAAACGAGCTTCTAAGCCGGTAGTTCCAGATGCTATACCAATAAGGCCACCAACAAATTGCGATGGAAGCGCAAACAGAGGCGTAAGCATGTTGACTGCATCACGATGGGACATGCCAGTAGCACGTAAGTCCTGATACGCACTGCTCTTGCTCCAGTCCTCTGGACTCATCTGACTAAGTTTTTCTGCGGTGTTCTGAGCGGAACTGCCTGCGTTAGACAGAGCGTTCATTGCTACCATAGACTTTTGACCAAGCCCTAAAAGACTCAACCCAAGAGTTGGAACCAGAGAACCAGCGCCTTGCGCAACTATGTCGGCACCGGCAGGGCTAAACATGCTAGTAAACGCGGCTCTAGTCTCAGCAAGCTCGCCTTGATTTGCTAAGACATTTTTAAGCAATGCTTCACGTTCAGCCTTTTGGCTTTGCAAGTATGGAGACTTTGCTCTTTCACCTGCTTCGGTAGAAGACTTATAGAACCGTGCAAGAGGGTTGTCCCCAGCGTTAATGTTCTCGGCAATGCCTTTAGGAATACCAACAGCACCTTGCAATAGACCTGTTGTTGTATCTAACGCAGCTTGCCCAGCGGTTCTTTCTAATTGTTCTTTTGGCGTAGCTTGTACGTACTGTGTGCGACGTGCTGGCTTTGTAGTAGCTTCTGCATACGCACGGCGTGATAGCCGATCGGCTTCTGCTTTATTAAATTCGGGCTCGAATGGCTGAGTGTCAAACACACTACCTGTGTAGACTTTTTTCTCCGATGGTTCAACAGGAGCAATGTCCGCCGCCATAGCAGCACCAAAGTCGTATCCTGCTTCTTCCGCAATGGGTTTTGCTTTTGCTTTTGGTGCGGGTTTAGCGCCAACGGCTTCTTCAAAAGAAAACTCTCTAGGCGCAGGTGCTTTAGCTGGAGGAGCTATAGCTTCTTCAAAGGAAAACTCTCTAGCCATACAACCCCTTTAAGTTATTGCGCTACGAAACTTTTGCCGTTCCAGATAGCTAGCCCTTGGCTTGTATTATAGAGTTGATTGGTTTTTAAATCATCCTTCGATGCAGGCATTGGCAGTGCTTTTTGCGCTGCGGGTTTACCCGCTGCTGGCGCAGTTACGCTACCCAACTCCTCTGCAGGTGCTACGGATAACAACTCAGACAAAGACGCTTTGGGGAACCGACCTTGAATTTCTTCAGCGTAAAACTCTCTGTATCGCTTGTTGATAGCCGCAGGGTCATTAGACCGCATTACTGGGTCTAAGTACAACCGTTTACGTGCGTTAGCACTAGAATCTTTAGCCGCAGTAACAAAGATTTGAGACTCTTGAACACCAAGTTTACCGGGGCCAGCTTCAGTTGTTTTTACGCGATCTACTGCACGTCGGATAGCAACAACTTGTTGTCTATTCTTTTCGCTTGGATCCATTTCGTATGCAACTTCAGCCGCACTTAACTGCTCGTTAAGTTTTAAGGCTTTATCACCACCAGCACCAGCAGCGCGAGGAGGCTTGTTAATTTTCCCCATTTCAGAAGCTAACCTACCCAATGCTATATCGCGATCAAGTTCTGCCTTGTTCATGTCCCTGCGGTCTTTACTTGCTCTTTCTACAGCGGCAGTAGCGGCGCGAGAATTACCCATACGTTCTTTGCGTTCAGCGTCGTTAATATGGAACTCCATCTGCGCCATTGAGCGTTTAGCAAGTTTGTCGGCGCGTTGGGCATCACCATAAACTTTAGCAAACCTAGCCCCGCCTTTTGCAATACCGCGAATTGCGTTACTGCCTTCTAATACGTCAGCGGCTGCTTGTAGTAAAGCCTCACCCTTTGCAAACTCTAAATTACCAGCACGCTCTTTGCCTTGTTCAGCTAAGTCGGCACGCATACCAGCGTACGGGCTTGGGCCAGCAGCGTCGGTAATTTCTTTGTATTTAGTTGAATACATTGTCTTAGCTTCTTCAGGAGTCAAGTCCCTTAGATCGCGACTTGCAATACGGCGAGCGGTAGCTAAAGTAAGTTTATTTGCCGCAGCCAACCCAGCAGGGCTGCCTTCTCCACCCTCTAACTCGTCAAGCATAGCTAAGTAATCGTCTCGTTCGACGTCATCTGCGCCTTCGCCGCCCATTCTTAAAGTAGGATCATCGGTTACAGCAACGGCATTTAAACCACCCTTTTGGAACGCAACAATACCGCCTTCGGCGTAGTTTTCTTCTGGGGTCGGCATACCGGCCAAACCACCTGATCTTTGCATAACAGGAGCCCTTTGTTGTGGTGCCATAGCAGCAAGCCCTTGCGGGGCTCCCGGGGGCATTTGTCCCATTGTATTTGGTACCATAGCACCCAGACCTTGCGGAGAAGGGGCCGGGGCTAACGTTTCAGCAACGATTGAGGGGGATGAAGTTGGCTGTTGCGCCCTCCCTGCCATCGCCATCATGTTGGATTCTTTAATTAACCTTAGTGCATTTAACGCAGTGTAAGGGTCTAGACCGGGGACGTTGCCCTGACCTAAAACCGTAGCTTGTAAGACTTGGGGATTACCCCTATACCGCTCGGCAAATACTGATGCTTGGTCAATCATTTTTTATCCTTACACCAAAGAATTTAACGCAAGTGCGCCAAGGCCGCCACCATTAGACATAGCCACACCGCCGTTAGCCATAAGCTTACTGATACCAGCAGCGCCAAGGCCCAGAGCAGTAATGTTCTGCGCAGTCGAAGGAGGTGCTTGATAAATAGATGAGCCAGTCTGAGTCAACGGCACGCCACGAATGATGTCCGACATAAACGACAGATTCTTGTACGGGTAGTTCTGCGCAGCCATATAGTCACCGTACTTGGTGTCAATTTCTTTTTGCATCTGCGCTTGCTGCTGCAAGCCGTATTGATTTTGCAGTGCGTTAATACCCATACCCTGCTGATACTGCTGCTGCCCCAACTGACCTAAAGTATTTGCACCAGTCAGCGCTGTCTGTAAACCTTGCAAACCAAGACCCGCACCAAACTGGCCTTGTTGTGCGTTTAGTTGCCCCGCAGCTAATCTTTGTCCTTGTTCTTGGTTGAATTGTTGTTGCGCTTGTGTATAAGCGTTTTGTAACCCAGTAGCAGCAATATCGCCTTTTTGACGAGCTAAGTTACCCGCCATCTGGCTACGCATTAGATAGTTGCCACTACCACCAAACGCACCGGCACGAGCCGCTTGAGCATTTTGGGTTTGCATGGCAATGTCGGCTTGGCGTTGAGCATCGGCTTGTTGACGAGCAACAACTTCACCCATATAGGGAGACATGTATTGGCTAGCCATGCCAGTACCGGGTGTGTATGCGCCAGTAGTTTTATCGTAAGCCCCTTGTGTACCGCCAACAAATGACTGTGGATTAAGTGGGTTGTATGTGTAGCTAGTGTTAAGTGCGCCCAAACCTGCAGTGCCTGCCATAGCAGTTGCATCTTGCAGTTGACCTTGAGGCTGCATTAAACCCGCATTTTCATACGACATTTGTTGCAGTGGAGAGAACTGAGCAACACGCTCACCCTGATACTGCATGTATGGGTTGTAGTTAACGTCGGTCAGCGCCTGTGCCTGACCCAGCAGGTCTTGTGCGTAGGGTGCAACTTCCGGCGCAAAGCCGTAGTTTGTTTGCGTAATTTGCGTTGGGGTTGAGCTAGAAGCCATGTCTATTCCTTATGCGGGAAGATATTTGTCGGAGCGGCTATTCTTTGCCACCCTACCTTTGCCGACTGTGCCTCGGCGGGCTTTTTGTACACGATCCATCATTGCGTATAACTTACGCGCACCAGCTTCAGTTGAGCCATTACCCAACTCAGACACAATGCGTGCAGGTACTACGAATTCACCGTCGGCGAGTCGTGCGGGGCGCTTGTTACCAATTGTTGCAGGGATGGAATCAGATACACCATCACCGGGGCCACGAAGCAATCTGCCGCCGTCAGAGTAACCACCTAGGTCAAACTGGCCAGCCATACCACCGCCAGCCATAGCCATCAAACCACCATTAGCTTCGCCGCCTGTACTGGAAGAATCAAGTTGATTACTTGTATCTGCTATTGCTGAAATAGGCTTAGCTTCCCACTTTTTATCTGTGGAGTTCCATGTCCATTTGTTTCCAGCACCGGGGCTTTCGGTAGGTTCTTTGTCTTGATTTGTTAGCGCCGCAGCTTTTTCACCAGCAAGTACGTAAGAAGGTTTTACGTAGTCAGGATTAAGCTGATACTTTCCGTCTACAAATACATACTTTTTAGTACTACGATTCTCTGGGAACCGACCAACAGACTCCCAGTATGGTTTTTGTATTTCACCGGTTTTTGTGTAGGGCACGGGGTCGTATGGTGTTTTGCCCATCAAGTAGTCAAGGGCGGCTTTAGAACCACCGGTGTTTTTGTACCTTGCAAAAAGTTCATCCTGCGTCTTAGGAACAAAAAGGTTTTTGTTAACGCCCAAACTGCCGCCACCCTTTTCGTACGTATCACGTACGTCTTTCATCTGCAAACTTAAGTCAGGGCGAGTTGTGATTGTGCCGTTAGGGTTGACAGTAGTTATACCTGCACCACTTACGCCGGGTGGTAAACCAAGAATACTTTCAAGACCCCCGGGGGCATTTGTACCGGCTGTGTTGTAAGTAATTGGAGTAGTTGTTGTACCGCCTGTACCTGTACCTGTACCTGTAACTGTGTTTGTTACTGTTTTAATAATTGGATTTGCTTTGAGTTTTTCCAAATCAAAACGCGCTTGTACTTCTTGCTTAGACAATCCCGTAGCTTGCGCCATTTCGTTAACGTCGTATTGCGGTTTATCCCATGAACCATTGCCAACCATCAACTTAGCCCAGTCGGTGTCTGTTACAACGCCTTTCTTTGCATCAGACAACGCGTACATTCCTTTGTTTAAGTTGTAGGCTTCTTGGATCATGCCCTTATTCCAACCGGCATACTTAGGGTCGTTTGCAATAGCAGCCGCATAGTACTCGTCAGGGCTGATACCTAGCCTGTTAAACTCGTTGTAAATACCAAACGTGCCGGAACCTTGTACGCCTGTAGACGTATCAGCGGCACCAACAAACGGGCTGGTCAAACTAGCAATATAACGATTGACCGCAGCGGGATCGGCATTGGTATCTACGATTGCTTTGTTAATGTCAATGTTTTGGTTAGCGGGATTTGATAGATAACTACCAATTTGTTCTGGGGTGTATTGCGTGTACGTAGGCGCTGCTGGGGGTGTAAACAAATTAATACCTAACCCAGCTAAACCAGAGGTATCAAACCCTTTGTACGTAGAAGCTACGTCTTCAGCAGTAATTTTGTTTGCTTGAGCAAGTTCGTTAACTTTGCTGTAATCACCTGCGGCATAGGCTTTATCAATGTCTGCTTTAACAAGATCACCAATAGCAAAACGCTGAACATCACCACCTTCAGCCATACGAACAACAGGCTCACTACGTTGAGCAAAATTTAACTGGCCGGGGGCGTAGCCGCCGTCATTCATACCCATCAGACCACCTTCAGCAGCCTTAGTCGGCATAGCTTCGTATGGAGTTCCAGCAGTGTACGTACCGCCGTATGGGTCAAAAGAATATGGGCGAATCATGCCGGGCTTTGTTATGGTCTGTGGGCCTTTTGACTGTACGTTCGCGCCAGCAAGAATAGCTGGGCCAGCGGCATACATTAGGTTCTTGGCGTTGTCTTTGAGGAAAGCACCAGCAGCTTTGGGGCTAGATACTGCTTGGCTTGCACCAGCGGATAGTTTGTCAAACATAGATGGCTGTGCTTGCTGAATAGCCTGATTTGCTATATCTGCATTAGCTGTGCTTACTCCAGCATCTGTTAAGTTAAAAGCCATATCAGCGGGGATACCAGCCCCTAATGCAGCCTCACTGCCAAGCGCCGACGCTCCAGCAGTTGTTAACCCTTGGGCTAAACCAGCACCGCCGTAAGCACCAAGACCCGCAGCCAGACCCTTGCCAATATCACCTGTACGCGCTGTTTGAATGCCACCAACAATACCAGCAGCCATAAGAGGGCCAACGCCGGGAATAAAAGAAAGGCCAGCGCCAATAATAGTCGGTAACAACTTATCTAAGAAGCCAGCTTCAGGTAGACCCGTCTCGGGGTTAATAGTAAGGGAGCCGCCGTGGTTCTCGGCCAACGCTTGTAGCCCCTGCACTTCACGTGGGGACATGTGGATAAGCATCGAGTCAGGGCCGCGACCCTTGGATGCCATGTGGTCGGCTAGTACAGCAAGGCTCATAGTTGCCTCTCAAAATGGGGGTTGCTAGATAATATCATGTTGACGTCTTTATGCGAAGCATTTGGCTTGTTGCTTGTACACCATCTTGTGTGTCTCTGTAAACATCGCCAAGCCTCAGATTGGGCAAGTCGGCTTCAGTCGGTAGTGTGGCAAGGTTTAAATTTAGTGTTGAGCCGCCCATGTCGCCGGGGTTGTTTAACTGATTAAAGTACAGGCGCAAGACGTTATTTAGCTGGACAAAGTAGCGAACCTCGTACTCCGGTGGAGCCAGCGGCAAACTTGGTGGGGTTGCGTTTAGTTCAGCCATTAGCGTCTGCCATCCGGTCTAATGTCAATACGGGGTGCGCCCAATTGCCAGACTGTGTTGATCTGGTTGGAGCTAATCTTAAAGATCATCTGGCGACCGCGCATGCGCGTGAAGATCATGCCAGTAAACTCTTCGGTAATCACATACGTACTGCTCTTAGCCACAGGTTGGCTGGCCGAGCTTGTTACACCAGAACCTGAGTTTGCCAAGCCATATAGCGTCATAGCCACCGAAGGTGTAGCACCCGTGGGTGAGTTCTCAGCGTTCTCAAAGGTCAAATCAGGAAGGACGCGCCACACAAAACCAAAATTATGTCCGTCGCCAATGTCAAACTCTGAGGATGAAATGTAGGCATCAATAGCGGTAGTTGTTCCTGTTTCATTGTTGTTTAGCCCGTTCTCGTGATACACCAAATTGTTGCTGTACGTAGCCGCCAAGGGGTAGTCAAGCAAACCAGAATCTAACCACGCCGTGCGTTGCATTGTGCCGTAGTACCAGATTTTCTCAACATAGTTGTAAATAACGTAACGGTTAATTTCGTTGCTACCAGAAGAGCAATAGAACCACCAGACTTCGTTAAAACCTTCATTTGTACCGGCAAACACCTGTGCGGCTTGAGCTTGGTTAAAGTCTCCAAATATATGGCGACGCAAGTCAGAATTAAGTGTTTGCACACGACCATCGTATTGGTAGAACTTGTCTACGCCCATCCAGTACACAATACCAGAAGCAATCACAGCGGCGTTGGGGCCTTGAATTGAGATGTTGTCACCAAGCAACTGCGCTGCCCATACATAAGGTGGGCCAAGGTACTGGAGTGAATATACGCTTGAGTCAGTAAATACCACAATCTCCTGACGAGTCTGCACCGTAGCTACAATCTCTGAACCGTGGGATAGTCGGGTAAACCCTGCCTGATTAGTTGGGTCGGGTGTCCAGTTGTATGGGTCATCTTGCGCTGACCAACGGATCAGCATGGGGTCAAGCACTGCACTGCCGTAGTCGTTACAGCCAAACACCAAAATAAATCTAGATATGTCCGACACCGTAACGCTGTTTTGCACAGTGGGTACGTCAACAATAGTAGACACTGCGCCCGTGCCTGATGAAGCTGTATTAACAGCAGCACCTGCGCCATCTAGTAACTTAAACGTTAAGCCATTTACTTCAAAAACATAGTACGTAGTACCCGCAGTAACACCTGTTGGTAGAGAGCCGCCAGAGAATTTAAGCGCTGCGCCTTCGGTATAAAGTATGGTGGATGTCACCACAGTCGGCGAAGCATTAGTAAACGATACTGTGCCACCAAGGGAGTTGAGCAGTACACCGCGAGTTGTTAAACCCGCATTTGCATCCCAGTAATACAAGCCACCACCACGAGGGCCAAAGACCAAGTCTTCGCCATAGTTAATCTGGCTCCAAAGCTGTAAGTTTGTAGTAGAAGTAGCGCCAAAACCCCAAGTGCCAACTGTTGAAGGTGGCGCAAATGTAGGAGGTGTGCCCCATGAACTTGCGCCCCAACCCGTCAAAGGCACGGCAAACGCAGGGCCAGCGTTAAGTTGGTAAGCCGCAGAAACAGCCGAGCCACCTGACGTACCCGCCGCAACTACAGTTGGCGATGTAGAAATTGTGTACGAGTTAGCGTTAACTACCGTGATTTGAAACTGCGCATTCAGGGTTGAAGCATACGTGCCTGTAACGCCACTAAAAGTTACAAACGAGCCTGTTGTAGCCCCGTGAGATGTAGCCGCTACAGTTACTGTGGTTGTTCCGTTGCCCGTAAAGGGGTCTGTTCCAAGCGTAGTAGTTACGCGGATAGGCGTAATGTCGTAGTACGCACCGCCGTTCTGGATGTAAAACTTTGTATTAGTGCCAACACCCACTAGGTTGAGGTTGCCCAGCGTTGTCCAGTTCCAAAGCGAACGGCAAGTGCCATTAAATGTGTTTGAGGAAATGCGTTGCCAGCCGCCAATAATCTCAGGGTTGCCTTGACGGAAACGAATTTTGTCGCAGTCGTACCAGCCGCCCTCGGTGGTGTAGCGGGTGTTCTCTTTATTGACGCCCGGCTTGAACAGAATTTTTTGTAATGGCATGGGCAGTCCTAGGATAGAAACAGTGCTTTTTCAGCGTCCCTGCGCTTTTTTAGCCCTAGGAGAATTTTACCCCCTGCCATGCAGTACAGCAAGAGGGCATCTGCCGCGCCTTCCCAATCACCACGGTTTATTTTCATCCGAATAGAAGAACGCTGAAAAGCCCCCACTCCGGCGTTGAAGGCAAAACTGACACACGCGTCAAAAGCGCCTTGACGACCAGATAAAGCGGGAGCAAGTCGTAGAACACCACGTTCAGTAGGGACGACATCATCTGTGAATAGTTTCTCGATCTCTTCTTTAGTCCAGACACGGTTGTCCTCCGGTTTCAGTGGCATCTCTTTGCGGATCATGGGGGTTTCTTTACCTTCCACTCTGACCACGGGCAGACGGATTTGATCTTGGTATAGCACATGCCCGTAACCAATCGTCCAGATATGGGCTGGACAGAGATACGGCTTAGTGCGATACCCCTCCCATTGGTGCATCAAATCAGCGCCAGCTTTGCCCAGTTTCATGTGTTCTTCTCCTCGTACGGGCCTACACCTAATTCTTTTGCAATCTTGTGTTGTAGTTCTGTAATGCGGTGAGTGTTTCCCGCCACTTGTGCATTGAGCAATCTAATATATGCAAGGGTGTTTTCGTTGTGATCTACAAGCAAACGCAATTCCTCTTGCAAAGTTTTAAGGTGCGTCATGTGTTTTTTCCTTAAGTGTTGCTTCAATTGCGGAGATAGCTTTGTCGTATCTATCACATTGTGGCTTGTCATGTTCAATTGGCAGGTATGGAATAAATCCATACAACGCATCCAACCCAAGGCGTAATGCTTCGTTTTTAGTCATGTGTTCTTCGCCCAATTTCATTTCTTGCTCCAGCTACGTGAGCCAAACCAGAAACCAATGATGCCGCCCAACATAGCCATCTCGTCGGTGGAAAAGATGATGTCAGATACACGAATCAAATCTTCCATGCTCAAGACAAGTCGTGGGTTGCTGTAGACGTAATAGGCAATCCAAGCATTGATAGCGCACAGTTCAAGCACAAAGATGTAAGTAACCATCGGGCGCACAGTGCCTACAAAGTTCACCACCCAGCGGCTGGCTTCTTCCATTATCTTCTTGTCGTGGTCATAGGCCGCTACAGTCATCTGCGCGTCTGTTTCCATAGCAATCTGGTCGGTGCGAATCTCTTCTATCTGGGCTTGGGCGGCATAGCCTTGAGCCAGCATCTGAAGCTGTAACTCCATCTGTACACGGGCAAGGGCTAACTCATGCTTCTGGTCAGCCTTGTTCTGAAAGAAGTCGAGTAGCTTGGGTAAGCCTGATATGAGCAGACCGCCAAGGGTTGATATGAGTGAAAGCATCGTTAGTCCTTACAAGTTTTTGATTTGTCGTCATTTTGCATGAGTTTGATACCAGACAGGAACCCAATCATGCCGCCGATAAGAGTAGAAAAAGCGGGTGAAATCATTTTGAAAATTTCTGCGTTGTCCACTTCCTTGGCCCACAGACCCAACATAAAGCTGACCACCATTGCCAACACGGAGATACATAGGGTTGTGCTTACCATGAGCGTGACGTACAGCGTCAGCTTGTCCCTCGTGTCCGGTGTGGGCTTGGAGGGAGTTTTGGGTATCGGCTTTCTGGTCATACAAGTTTGTCAAAATGTCGTGTACTGTTAAATATTTCCAACTCAATTGTTCGTTGCCGCGCCCGTTTGTTGTACAACTCAATCTCAAGTGCGTCAACTGCTTTCTCTATCTTGGCAGCTTCTAGCGCCAGCTTGTATTCATACTCAAGTCGCTCGGCTCTTTTCTCTTGGGCTATTGCTCGTACATCGTAGGGACTGGGATGCACAAACGGAAACCATTTGTGAAGCTGAATCATTTCTTTTCACGTTTAATCGCTTCTTCATAACCACGCAAAATTAAAGATCGGGCTTCTGCCGAGTCTGCTGTACCCGCCCACATAGGCAGATTGTTCCAAATGACCACATAGTCTTCGGATTTGCAATACTGTGCATTGTTCTTTAGCCACGCAACCATTTGCTGATGGCGCTCGGACGGGTTGTGAATTATGTAACCTATGCTGTAGAACTCGCGCACATGGCAGCCATTCTTGGCTACGGCTCCAACTAGCCCCAATAGCAGTAACAGTATGAGCCAACGCATTTATCACACCATACTCCATGCAATTATGTACGTGCCATAGATGACGAAGGCCACTAGACAGGCCGCCGCAATGAATGCTTCAGCCCAGTCCCACATGATTATGCGTTCAGTGCATCCAAACGACCCCATGCCCAGTCAGCGGCGGCAGATGGATCAAAGGGAATAGTAGCTTCTGGATTGTTTGGCTGTGCTGGGTCAGGTAGTGTCCAGCTTGCACCCACTGTTGTCAAATACGCCAACAGGTCAGCTTTAGTTGGAATAGCTTCAGCGTCACCGATGTCGTCGGTTTCAGAGATGCCAACCATGACCATGTCACGGGGGCTAGGGGTGCTGGGGTCAGCAACCACAAACACACCACCAACGCCTTCAGCGTGTAGGCAGAGGAATGTAGGGACTGTGCCGTCAGCGGCTAAACGATATTTCATCATGCGATGTGCCATTTTCATGCTCCTTGGGCGTACTGCCCGCTAAATAAATATGCGCCAAAATGCCCGAGTTCGCACCAAGGTGCGGCCCAGACGGTTCCACCGTGTTCACGGTACATGTGGCAAAAGTTGTAGTCCTCAGACAGAAGCTCATGGTTATAGTTCTGTACTTTGAAGTAGTCGTACACCTTCTCGCCTTTGGGGATAGTTACACCCTCGTTGTCATACCAGCCCACATGAGGTTGTAGTTTCTCAAAAACATCGCGGCGGATCAACATAAACCCTGTGCCAATATGCTTTACTTGAAACGGCAAGTCTGGGCTAATCATCTCGTGACCGTCCAGCTTGTTTAAATTAAAGATGCCAGTAAGCTTGTGCAGGGCAGGATGGTTCAGAACAGCGCCTTGACGAACCCTATCCCAGTTAATCCCCTTCATAGGGACTGGGCCACCCACAATACCTTTGTCAGCTTTAATCATTCGGGCAATATCATTTGCCACGAACTTCTGGTCAGCGTCAATAAAAATTAGGTGGGTTGCATCTTGCATCTGCATGAAGTGGTGCGCGATGGTATTTCTGCCACGCTGCACCAAGCTTTCGTTCCCAAGGAATATGCACGTTAGCTTGATGTTGTTCATCAAACAGGCTTCCTTGAGCGCCAGCAGGGATTCCGTGTACTCGGTACACATCATCCCCCCATAACATGGTGTGCCGACGACTAGGTGCATTATTTGTTTTCCAACTGCGGTGTGTTAGTCAGGGACGTAGGATCAAACACAGAAAAACCACGACGAGCGGCAAAGGTCTCAGGGTCTTTTTCCCACTTGTCAGCACAGGCTTCCAGCCAGCGCATGGTCATCTCGTGCGTTGGGGCTTGGCCGTTGGAGATAAGCTGGTTCTCCATGTTCAAGTAGGCAAACACTTCGGCTTGCGCTTGAGCGGCGTTGATACCTAAGTCAAACAAATAGATCAGGTTGCCTTCGTCAATCATGCCATTGCGTGAACGTGCAGCGTTTAAAGCCTGCTTCATACAGGTCATGATGTGATAACGAGCTTCTTCTTTCTCGTAGTCTTCTTCGGTGATCTCGTTCTTGCCCACAGCTTCCAGCAACTGGGCGTGTTGGTTGACCATGAAGTTCATCTTACGAATAGCGCCATTGACTGCGTTTTGTGTGCCGTCAAGGTGTGAGCCTAGTTCAAGAATCTCAATCTCAAGCATCTCGCGGTCAAACGGGTCTTCGCAGGCAGCAAGGTCGCGCTCTTTCTTCTTCATCTCAACCTGCTTTTTACGCATGTTGATGTAGGCTTCTTGCAAAGCGGCGCGTGTACGATCAATTTCAGCAAGTGTATGTTTTATGCTACGGATTGGGGTGATGGCAGTAACATCCAAGGTCACTTGCATGAACTGCGAATGGCTCTTGTGGAAGTTGCTGGTGTCACGCACCACCGCTGGCATCTTAGCGTCAATGTTGCTCAACATGACGTTGTACTCAGGCTTTACAGTGGTTAAAGCCGTGTTGATGTTGCTGATGATTAGGTCGTTCAATTTTTGTCCTTGGTTGTAACTGGGAGTTACATCATAAACCACCGTGGGCGTTGGAACAAGCCGCCGCATTACCAAGGTATGCACTTGCTAAATCGCCAAAGTCAGTTGCGTTGCCCGTAGTGTCAATCGTAATGTAATCAATAACATTTTGACCGTTACCGTTACCCCCAGCAAAAATACCACGAGTTGCGGAAGATGCGCCCACTAAACCTGTGCGTGCAACCGTCAAATCACCAAAATCAGAGGCATTTCCAGTGGATGCAATTGTGAAATAATCAATTACGTTTGATGACGTTTCCGTCCCGCCACCAAAAACCCCTCTTGTAGAAGAAGATAATCCAGCAGGCCATTGACGCGCAACAGTTAAGTCGCCAAAGTCAGTAGCGTTTCCAGCAGAGGCAATAGTTATGTATTGAAGAACATTGAGGGCAACTGATGTATTGCTACCGCCGCCAAACACGCCACGAGTAGTGGATGCACAGCCGCCGACAATCTGATAAACAATACTAAGCAAGTCCCCAAAATCCGTAGCATTCCCTGCTGAAGCAATGGTAACGTAGTCAATCACATTTGAGGCATTTCCAGTAATACCGCCGCCAGCCCAAACCCCACGGGTGCTATTGGATAACGCGCCAAGAGCTTGTCTAGCTTGAGTTAAATTCCCAAAAGAAACAGACGTTCCTTGAGTCGCATAGGTTATGTATTGGATATTGCTGGAACGAGTAGAAGAGGCATCATAGCCTCCACCCGCTAAACCAACAGTTGATGAACCACAACCAGACCATTGGTATCTTGCGCCAGTAAGATCGCCCCACATATAAGCATTACCAGTTGTCGCAATATTGATGTACTGCGAAGATGCTTGAGTAGAACTGACTGCACCGCCCATAAAAACAGCCATTGCAGAACTTGTTGGTGTGGGTTGGACAGCGGCAGTGGCATTAGAGCAAGCGGCAAGCTCGGCTCTTTGAACACCAGTTAAATTTCCAAATTCTGTAGCGTTTCCTGTAGAGGCTATAGTTACGTAGTCTATGGTTGTAACTGGGCCTGTTACAAAACCTCCGCCAAACACACCGCGAGTTGAAGAAGCGCATGCAGCCAACCGAGACCTTGCTTGCGTTAAATCTCCAAAATCGGTAGCGTTTCCAGTTGTGCCAATTGTGATGTACTCAATAACATTGGTATTTGATGGGGCTTCCCCTCCGCCAAATAGCCCCCGAGTACTTGAAGAACACCCAGCCAACCAACTTGTCGCTGTTGATAGCGTGCCAAACGTTGTCGTGTTGCCCGTGCTGGCTATTGTTATGTATGTTATACCGGTTTGGCGAGTACCACCACTAGTTCTACCCCCAGCAAATACCCCTCGCGTATCAGAAGAGCATCCAGCCAAAGCGTTAAGTTGCGCACTTAAATCACCAAAATCCGTGGCATTACCAGTTGACGCAATTGTGATGTAGTCAATAACGTTAGTAAACGTGCTTACCCCTGTTTCACCTCCGGCAATTACTCCCCGTACGCTATTTGACAACGCTGTTGGAGCGACCTTGACCGAACTAAGATCACCAAAATCAGATGCGTTTCCCGCCGTAGCAATGGTGACGTACTGGATGACGTTTGACCTGCTTGCATCTTCACCGCCAGCCCAAATCCCTCTGACCGAGGAAGAGCAAGAAGAAAGTTGATCCGTTGCAGTTAGTAAATCGCCAAAATCGACGGCGTTTCCAACAGTTGTTATAACAATTTTGTCAATAATATTTGAGGCTAATGTGCCTCCGCCCCCAAACAATCCAACAGGCGCGGCGTTACCAGCAGTGGGCCACAGCCCTTGTTGAATCCAAAATGTTGCTTGGTCTAGCGTCCAGACCCCGGGAGCCGCTCCGTCTTGATACGGCCCAGCAGGAGCAACGGCTACGGGTCTGATGATCCCTGCGTTCCATGAAGATGTTGCCATTTTTATAGACCCCCGTGTGCGTTGGAACAGCCAGACCAAGACGTTTTTGCAGGGCTGGTATCCCCAAAAGCTGTAGCATTTCCTGTTGTCGCAATAGTAATGTAATCCATAACATTAGAAGTGCTACCGGAATTACCACCAGCAAAAACACCACGGGTTGCGTTTGAACAAGCAGCCAAACCAGATCGAGCAACAGTTAAATCACCAAAATCAGTTGCGTTTCCTGTTGAAGCAATAGTTATATACTGAATTACGTTACTAGGCCCATTTAGCCCCCCGCCAAAAACACCTCTGGTTGCGGATGAACAACCAGACAGATAATACAAAGTGGTTGTTAGATCACCAAAATCTGTAGCGTTGCCAGTAGACGCAATAGTTACATAACTAATAATGTTAGTTTGTACTGATCCATCGCCGCCTCCCCACACTCCACGAGTGGTAGAGGCAAAAGAGCCGGGGGTTGATTTCACAGCAAAAGTTAAATCACCAAAGTCAATAGCATTACCTGCGGTAGCAATAGTAATATAGTCAATTACATTTTGTTGAGTGCCACCATTTTCACCGCCTCCAAAAAGCCCTCGTGTACTATTAGAGCAAGAGGCTAAACCAAATCTGGCTAACGTTAAATCACCAAAATCAGAAGACGTACTTTGAGTTGAAAAAGTAACATATTGAATTACATTGGTGGTGCTATCACCACCCCCAAAAATACCCCGAGTTGACGATCCACAAGCACCTAATTCTGATGCAGACTGATATAGTGAACCAAAAGTTTTTGCGTTTCCAGTAGAAGCTATTGATATGTATTGTAAATTAGTACCACCACCAAACAAGCCAATGTCTCCCGTTAATAACTGGACAGGCCATAACCCCGCGCCTTTAGCTTGGTACTGAGCAGTGAGTGTCCATACACCTGAATAACTTGGCATTATTGAACTCCTCCAGAAACATTTGAACAACCAGCCAACTGTTCTGAGCGCGTAGTTAGTGTGCCAAAAGCACTTGTATTGCCAGTGGTAGCAATAGTTACACTACGAATTACGTTAGTTGCATTTGAGCCGCCAGCAATTATTCCTGTAATATTAGAAGACCCGCTTGCCAACTGTTCATTTGCAGTTTGCAAATCACCAAAATCAATAGCATTACCAAGCGTTGCAATAGTTACATAATCAATGACGTTTGTTACTGTTGGCGTTCTACCACCTATAAACAAACCTCTTGTTGATGAAGAACAGCTTGTAAAACTTCTTTGTGGAATTATTAAATCACCAAAATCAATAGCCGCGCCAGCAGTCGCAATAGTGACGTAGTCAATTACATTGTCTTCCTGTGTACTAGATCCACCGCCAAATAAAGCTCTTGTTGGTGAAGCGCAAGCGGCTCCAACACCCCGATTAGAAGTTAAATTTCCAAACGTAGTGGCGTTACCAGTAGAAGCAATTGTAATTTGTTGCACTGTAGCATTGGAAGCTCCCCTAGTTACAAACAAACCTGTTGTATTGTTTGCGGTGGCATAATATTCTGTACTTTTAGTCGCTAAATCACCAAAGTCAGTGGCATTGCCTGTAGTTGCAAATGTTATGTACTGCAAAACATTGCTTGTCCCAAGAGCGTCCCCCCCGCCAAAAACGCCCCTTGACGATGAACCGCAACCCGCAAATTCTTTAACACTTGCTAACAAATCACCAAAATCTGTAGAATTTCCAGACGAGGTAATAGTTACATACTGTATGACATTGCTGACTACGCCGTTATACACACCGCCTGCAAACACTGCAATTGGCGCGGCAGGAGTTGCGCTATTACTAGCCGCACTATACGCGCTTGGCCCGTAAGTATTGGTAGCCCACACCGCAAACGTGTATGCCGTGCCGTTGGTCAAGCCCGTGACGCTGATAGGCGAAGAGGCCGCAGACGCAATGATCGCCCCGGGCGTTGAGATGGCTGAGTATAAAGAAATAGCCGAACCGCCCACGTTGGACGGGGCAGTAAATGCAACGGACGCAGAAGTATCACCAGCCGTAGCCGTACCAATAGTCGGCGCATTAGGGTTTCTAAGCGGATCGTAAAAAGCTGAGATAAACCCAGCAGGAGGACGTAGTGGCATGATGCCCCCCTATTACGGTGTAATGGTTTCGTAGCTTACTGTGAAAGTCAACTTACTTGCTGTACCGCTGGTAGCCCACAATGTGCTTGGCTCACCAGACACGCTGGTATCAAGCAAATAAAGCATCGTAGTCTTATCAAGCAAGATCAGAGTAGCGTCGGCTGGCACAGAGATCGTAGAGCCAAGAGCGCGGTAAGTTGTTCCATCAGCCAAGCGCAGTTCAACAGTTGCGTCATACGCCGCAGCGCCGTCAATGTTGGCAACCATGATCTGGTTGATTTTTTGCGCAGAGCCTGTGGCTGGCGCGGTCACCAAAGCGTTACGTGAAGTGTCCGCAGGGGTGATAGAAACTGTGTGGGGCGTTGCTGTTGTGCAAGCGAGGATATTTGGTGCAGCCATGATTGCTCCTTAGATGCTGTATAACATTGCGATTGATGTGACCTGTGCTCTGGTTAAACCAGAAGCAGGCAGTGCTTGGAATGTAGGTAATGCGCCAGCGCCATTACTTGTCAAAACGTGTGTTGCTGTACCGGGGCCAGCCGTAGCTTGGAAGTTACCCGTACTTGTAGTGCCTGAGAATACCACGCTATACGCAGTAGTTGTGGAAAGACCTGTACCGCCTTGGTCAACACCAAGAGTTCCAGTAGACACCAAGTTTTTAGTGCCGTTTGTAAATACAGGCTTGCTTGCTGTCAATGAAGAATCAATTAGGTCATTAGCTGTTAGCGTTGTGCCGTCAAAGGTCAGGTTTGCAGAGCCAGCCAAGTTACCCGAACTGTTAAACTGAACCTGTGTGTTTGACCCGCCAGCCGATGCACCTACGCGCACGAAGTCAGAACCATTCCAAGCTACCAGCGCTTTGTCACCAGAAACAACCGTGATGCCTGTAGTGGGGCCGCTACCAACAATCTTTACAGACTGGCTTGTAGATGTGGCGTTGATGATGATAAAGGTCTTGCTGTACCCCGCAGTGAGGGTATCGCTTATTGTGATTGTCAACAGACCCGCAGGGTTACCTGTGCAACGAATGATCTGGTACTGCGCTGTTCCCGTAGCGCCACTGCCAGCCTGTGCAATATTGGTAGCTACATCATCGCCGTTTGTGTTTGCAAGCGTGACCGCAGTCTGGCTACCGCTGATGATCTGACTACCAGCAATAGCTGCGTCAAGATACTGCGTAATCCCGTTGTTAACGGTGTTGCCCCATGTACCAGATAACTCACCCTGAACCGGCAGTGCAAGTTCTAAGTTGGTTGAATACGCTGTTGTCATTTAAAGCCCCTAAGTCGTTGCAACAGCAGTCCAACCTGCCGTTTGCGTGTTACCGATATTTTGCCAGTTTGCGGTCTGCGTGTCATCAATTACTTCCCAGAAAGGTCGTGCAGTTACTGTGTCTGTGCCCGTTGCCAACTCAGCAATAGAAGAAACAAAAGCCGCTGCCGCCCGTAAAGTCTCTGTGCTCGTTGCATTTTCTGTTACCCGTGAAGTAAAACCTACTTTTGAAGTAACTACTTCTGTGCCTGTCGCACTTTCAGTAACTGAGGAACTCAGGGTAAGCGCCCCAGCTACCGCATCTGAACCCGTTGCCGTTTCCTGTATGTCACCAAAGAATAAGAAACTTGATGTTGTGCTGTCAGTAATCGTTGCGTTTTCATCCACAACCGCCGCATAAATAGGCGTACTAACTACTGCATCCGACCCCGTACCGGTCTCAGTTATCGTTGCAGGGTACGTTGGCGTTGCACTTACTGCATCACTACCTGTAGCCGTCTCATTAAGCTGAGACAGGACTACGTGCCCTGTAAGAATAGAGTCCGATCCGGTTGCTGTTTCTGCAACAACTACGTTCCCTTGTACTATCGTTGCTAAAGCATCAGACCCAGTACCAGTTTCACTGACTGTGGCGTTTACAGCAACTTTAGCTACAACAGCATCGCTACCGGTGGCGGAGTCGTCTACAGTGCTGGTAAAAGCGGTAAAGCCCCAGCCACCTTCACCCCAAGTGCCACCGCCCCATGCTGACATATCATGCAGCCAAGCTGAATGTGTACGTTACAGATAAAGTATCACCGCTAACCACGGAACGGTCACCGGGTGAGCCAAAATCAGCGGCAGAGAACAATGTCCCCGTTGTGCCACCCTTAGTGTTTTCGCTTGTCAAAAACGCACCGCCAACTGTTGTTGTGCCGTTGATGTTAAATACTGCTGGTGAAGCTGTGTTAGTCACCACAGAAGGGTTGGCAGTTGTAGCTGTTACAAACGTGGCAGTCACACGGTTGGCGTTGCTGTAAGTAGTAACCTCTGTCCAACCAGCGTGGGAAGACATTGTGTCGCCAGCCGCAGGTGTATTAGAAGCGCCAGCGCCGTACAAACCTAAGTACCAAGTAGTAATCTGGGTTACTGAAGTCAAAGCAGTGCCCGCCATATACTGAAGGCCGACGTTTACCACCAAGTTCTTAGACTCAGCAGTCCACTTCAAGTTACCATCTTTATCACGGCACTCGACGTGATACACGCCTGTAGCTTGTGCGGCTTCACCGGCTTTGGTGTTACAAGTTAGACCACTAGAAACAAGGTCAGTGGCTTTAATTTTTTCAATAGTCATAGTGACTCCTTAAGTGATGCGAATGATCGCGTTAGTGCTATTGGCAGTTGGAAATTGCACAGTAAACGAAGCAACAGATGTTTTATCTGAGCCAAAGTCTAATACACAAACAGTCGGATTAGAACCACCTGATTGGTAAATTAAAGCGCCGCGTGCAGTAAGTGGGCCGTACCACGTTACATTAGAAAACGAGATATAGCTAACGTTGTTAGCCGATATTGGTACAACAGAAACTGGAAGCGCGATACCACCTGCGGTGTAACCTGTAGCTACAACTTCACCTGTTATGCCAGCGGTATAAACAGCGGTATCTGGGCCTAGTGTTGCTGCACCTGTGTACAGCGCCATTTTAAATGAGCCAGACGTAAAGTTGTAGACACCGTTCATTAGTCCGGTGGCAAACGCATTGGTAGCGCCTTGTTCAAGAGCCATCAGGTCACCGCCTGTCTATATTGACCAGAACGATAAGCATCCTGACGCTCCATACCATCGCCCAAACGTTTAGCTAACGCAAGTGCTTCTTGGTACTTACCGTTGTACAGCGCCATCATGTCTTGCTCACCCTTCATGTAGGTGTAAGCTTCAACCAAAGAACCGTATAAAAGCACTGTGTCAAAGTTGTCACCAAGCCATGATCTGCCGTCTGAATTAGTTACCGTGCTAATTAACACAGAAAACCCAGAACCTGTGCCGCCAATGTTTGCAGCGGCAGCGGACAAAGAACCACCAGCCGTGTACTGAAGACCGCCGTTTGTAATGGTCACAGCCGTTACTGCGCCACCGGAAACAGTGATTGTGGCTAGTGCTCCGCTTCCAGTACTACCAGTCAGAGGGACGTTGTAATACGTGCCCGCTGTGTAAGCGCTACCACCAGTAATTGCTCCAAGAGTGGCAACAGGGCTTTGCACAATTGAATCCGGGTAAAAATAATAATGCAGTTCAGTATAGTAGGCTGAAGCAGGTGTTGGGCCAAGTATAAAAGTCAGCTCATCTGCATTGTCAGAACGAGGGCCAAACAAAGCGTAGTACTTAGGTACGCCTGTATCGTTTGGTGTTGGGTACGCTTGGCGAATAAAGTTAACGTCTTTATTTAGCAGATACTCGTAGGTGCCTGTGTTTAAGTCACCGCTAGTTACACCTGTAACAATCGCCAGAGAGTACACCGCCAGAAAATCTGTAGGGCACTGCAAATACTTATTGCTCGCCGTTACTTGGCCATATACATTCTTGCGAATAGACGGAAACTGAACGGTATTGTAAATACGCTGCTCAGCTTGCTGGACGAACACGGGTATCTCAGCGATAAAATCCGCTTCGGTATTCTCCGTATACGCTTGAATAGCGTTGCTGAGTTCAGTGTAATTCATGCCATCGGGCCTCTAGACATCAGACCTTTAGTAGCCGCACCTGTACCGCGCATCTTGATGCCGCTGGTCTTAGTTGGCTTATAGCCTTGGCTACGAGAGTTAGCTACGTTAGTAGGTGTTTCCCGCAGGTATTTAGCGTTGTCTTCTACACCAGCTTCTTGGATAGGAGCGGGTTTAGGCTGACGATAAATTTTAGTAGCCATGATTAGCCTCCACGACCAACAGAACGCTGGTTCATCACTTTAGCCATGTTGCGACCATACTTAAGCATGTCGCTGTTTGTCTTACCACCAGCACGAAGTTTGGTTGGGGTCTTGCCGGGGTGCATGTTTTTCTCATGCTTGCCAACAGCAGACTTAATCATCTTCTTGTCTTGGGCTAAATCTTTCTTGTCCATGTTCGACTCCTTATGTCGTTATAACCGTAACTGTACCAACTTCTATG